ACGAAGCATTACCAGACACAATAGTAAAAGACATAGAGAAAGCTAAAGACAAAGCAAAGACATCTACCTATTGGAATAACTGGTGGAATGTATATGGGCTTGGAGAGATAGGAAGTTTAGAAGGTGCTTGTATAAAAGACTGGAAGCCTATTGACTTACCCAATGAAGCTAGGCTACTTTGTTACGGAATGGATTTTGGTTATACTAATGACCCTTCAACATTAATAGCACTTTACAAATATAACAACGCTTATATATTTGATGAGGTCATCTATCAACGTGGTTTACTAAATAGCCAAATAAGCAACTTACTTAAAACACACGAAGCAAAAGAAATCATATATGCAGATTCAGCAGAACCTAAAAGTATTGCAGAGTTGTCAAGCTATGGTCATTTAATAATGCCAGTAAAAAAAGGTAAAGACTCAATAGTGTATGGTATCAATCTCATTAATCAAAATGAAATCTACATAACTAATAGAAGTCATAACTTAATCAAAGAACTACAGAACTACATTTGGTTAAAGAACAAAGAAGGCGAAACGCTTAACAAACCAATAGATGCTTTCAATCATTGTATAGATGCTATGAGATATGCTATCACTTCACAATTAGAGAATCCTAATAAGGGTCAATATTACATTTACTAAATAAAAGTTATTAATAATTTTGTTTATAAGTAAATAAGTGTTATCTTTGATTAACGATAACAACAAAACAAAATATTATGAACACAGAAAACAAAATAATAAAAACAGTAAGAGAGCTTAAAGGAACAACAGTAGAAGGTAAATTAGTTGAGCCTTACAAAACTTTAGATGTTAGATTTATAAAATCACATTACAGATATAACGAAATTCTTGATTTAGTAAATAAAGGATATGAGGTTGAATCAACAGTAAAAACTTATTACAACTAAAAACAAAACAATGAAAAAACTAAAACACTACTTAACATTATCATTATTCTCATTTGTATTATTAATAGCAAGTGTAGTATTATTATCGCTTGAATCTATTATACATAACTTAATATTTTAGATATGATAGAGGTAAAACAAGGTAAGGTAACAGTATATAAAAACAACACAACAAAAGTATATACACTAAAAGAATACACAGATACTATTTACTATAGAAAACTATATACAAGAATATATCAAATAATTTGTTTAATAGCTACTATGTTTATTCCAGCAATAATGATTAACTTGTTTAAATGACAAGAAACGTTAGAGATGCTATTAGTTGGTGTTTAAAGAATGACATCAAGGTAATAGTAAAACCATTAACAAGAACAAGAAGACCAGAGGTTAAATTAGAGATACATAGAGAAGGAAGAATACAAATCGGAAAAGAAACATACAGACAAGACAAAAAGTTAGGAGATAAGATACAAGAGTTATACTTATACCTATATAAGACATTAAGATAATTTTTAGTTGATAGTTAGATAAAAGAGGGTTGCTTTATACAAAGTAATCCTTTTTTTGTTTTATAAAAAACACTTTATGCAATTAGAAGTTTCTATACCAAGTACACTTAAGGAAGTCAAGTTAAAAGACTATCAAGATTTTTTGTTAATAGAGAATCCAAACAATGACGATTTACTTAAATGTATCCTTAACATAAACACAAAAGAGTTAGGAAAGATAAAAGACAAAGATGTAGATTATTTAATTAATCACATCAATAACTTATTTGATAAAGAACACGAGTTTATTCCTACGTTTAATTTAAAGGGTATTGTTTACGGCTTTATACCAAACCTAGACGATATTACCTACGGAGAAAATAAAGACATTACAAGCTACATAAACGAGTGGGGAAATATGCATAAAGCTATGGCTGTATTGTTTAGACCAGTTAAACAAAAGCAAACACACAGGTATTTAATACATGATTATGAGGGAAGCCATAAATATAGTGAGACAATGAAAGATATGCCTTTAGATGTTGTATTAGGTGCAATGGTTTTTTTTTACAATTTAACCAACGAATTGCAGGATTATATACCGAATTATTTGGAGAAGGAAGCAATGAAGGAACAGACGAAAGGAGTAATTTCTCACGAAAATGGGGTAGTTATTCAGAATTATACGCACTTGCTAAAGGAGACATTACAAGATTTAAAGAGGTTGCAAAGCTTCCGTTACACCAGTGCTTGATGTATTTAGCATTTGAAAAAGAAAAAGTAGAACTAGAATCAAGAATGATAAAAAGTAAATTTAAATAATATGCAAGGATTTTATAACCTATCTAACAAGATAAGAGAAACACTACAATTAGACCAATTTGTTAATACAGTAACCTATGGCGATATATTTGACGTAGACTTAAACAAGCAAACAATATTTCCATTATCACACTTTATGGTTAATAATGCAACAATGCAAAACAATGTTTGGAATTTTAGCTTATCGCTTTTATGTATGGATATAGTTGACGAAAGTAAGAATTTTGCAGAAGGTATACCAGAAGAATTTAGAGGTAATAACAATGAGCAAGATGTGTTTAACACACAGTTAGCTGTTGCTAATAGATTACTAGAGTTATTATTAAGAGGTGATTTATATGTAGATAAATACCAATTAAACGGTGACCCTTCATTAGTGCCTTTTGTAGATAGATTTGAAAACAAGTTAGCTGGATGGACTGTATCGTTCAATGTAATAATACCTAATGATATGACTATATGTTAAAGAACTTGCAAACAGAGTTACAATTTTTTGGTAAGTATGTTGTTCAACAATCAAGGTCAAATCTTACTAGACAAAAACATAATGTAAGTAGAAGTCTCTATAATAGTATTCATTACAAATTAGATGAAAAAAATGGAAACTTTGATTTATCTTTTATAATGGATTATTACGGAACATTTTTAGACAAAGGTGTAAAAGGTACTAAATCAAACTATGTAGAAAATTCAAATTCTCCTTATAGTTATAAAAATAAAAAGCCCCCAATGCAACCTTTAGCAGATTGGGCAAAAAAAAGAAATATAAGATTAAGAGATGATAAAGGTAAATTTAAAAAAGGTAATTATAGAACAATAGGATTTATATTACAGAATAGCATATTTGAAAAAGGTATAAGAGCAACAATGTTTTTTACTAAACCGTTTTTGGTAGCCTTTGATAGATATCCAGAATTATTAAGTAAAGCATTTGCACAAGACATTATAGACATATTAAAAGATAACAACAATGGGGAAAATATACGTTAGAAGTCCATACTTCGTAAAAATAACAAACACTAATTTAACATCAGCTAAAATTGAGATAATAATATATTCAGGAGCTGCAAACACTACTTGGCAAGGAAGCCCTCAATATACATTAACCTCAACAGCTATAAGCGAAAAAGTTATTTTTGAAATAGCTGAACTAATAAAGGATTATATAGATCCTTTGTTTGATGGTAGTTTTCCATCTTCGCCAGTTACAGCAACAGAAGCAACTACTATTTTTGTAGATTATAGAGTAACGGAATTTATATCTGAAAATGAAGAACCACCAAACACTCCTGTTTATGGAGAGAGAGCATTTTATGGATATGGATATTTTGAAGAAGGGGCAAGCCCCCAAAATGGTAGTTCAGTAATGGACTTACAGTCTAATAGTACTATTCTTAAAAACAAAAATGCAACAGTTACAATTCCTATTGATTCGACTACAGTAACTCAATTAATTTATAAAAATCAAGGTGCAACAATTTCAACTTATACTGTTCCAGCAACACCCAACATTCAAGACCAAATAATATACGTAACTAATACAGGTAATTATGACGTTGATTCTGCTGAAATAACAGACGGAGTTAAAACACAAACAATAACTATTGATTCCTATGAGAAATGTAAATACACACCTTACAAATTAGTCTTTATAAATAAGTTTGGTGCATATCAAGAAATATGGATGTTTGCTAATTCCAAGTTAAGTATGAATACTAGCGAAGAACAATACAAGTCTAATATTCTATCAGATGGAGTTTATACAGTAAACAACCCACAGATTAAATTACTAACTAAAAACGGAAATCAAAGATTAACTCTTAATAGTGATTATTATCCAGAGAGTTACAATGAAATATTTAGACAGTTGTTTTTAAGCGAGCGAGTATGGATAGAGTACAACGGCAAAACTACAGGTGTAAATATAGAATCTAAAAGTATTAACTATAAAACAAGCGTTACAGATGGTTTAATTAATTACACAATAGACGTAAGCTTTGCTTTTGATACAATAAACAACATAAGATAAATGCAAGTAGTAGAACTATATATAAGTAATACAAGAGTAGATTTATTTAAAGATGAAAGTGTAACTATTACAGATACCATTGTTAATGCTAAAGATGTTGCAAAAGTATTTACTGCTTTTAGTCAACAGTTTAGCTTACCAGCTTCATCTACTAATAATAAGATATTTAAGCATTATTATAATTGGAATATTAACAATGGTTTTGATGCAAGAATAAGAGTAACAGCAATACTTAAATTAAATGGAGTAGATTTTAAAATAGGTAAAGTTAAGCTTAACTCTGTTGCAATGAAAGACAACAAAGCTTATGCTTATAAGGTTGTATTTTTTGGAGAAACTGTAGCTCTTAATGATGTGCTAGGAGAAGATAAATTAGGTGCTTTAACCAATTTAAATCCAGCTACACCTCTTATTTATAACTCAAGTAATATAGAAGATTATCTTCAATTAAACCCAGCTACAAATGATATTATAGTTCCATTAATAACACACACTAAAAGACTTTATTATAAAACTAATGAAGATGAAGAAGGTAGTGGTAATTTATGGTATAGTCCAGGAACAGGAAATCCAAAAGATCATGGGGTTTTATATAGTGAATTAAAATATGCTATTAGAGTAGATACTATTGTACAAGCTATAGAATCGAATTATGGAATAACTTTTAGTAATGATTTCTTTGTTAATACAAATGCCCCCTATTATAACCTGTTTATGTGGTTACATCGAAAGAGTGGAGATGTAGGTAATGGCGATCAAGTGTCTACTTTTCCAACTTCTATTAATGGATGGACTGCTCCTGGTGGTGGTTCTGGAGATTGGGCAACTATGTCTAACATATCTACATTAACAGTCAAGCCAGACTTTCAAACATTTACAACTTCGCAAACATTATTACAATTGCAATTAAGCACAGGCAGTAGTGATGAATATGCAGTAGAAGTTTTGCAAAACGGAGTGTCTATCTATGCTGCAACAAATTTAACAGGAAACACCACTTTATCAAGTGGTTTTGGAACATCTAATGATTTAGGTTCTACAGCACAATCTGCTGGGGAATGGTCTGTAATAGTTACAGTTACAACAGGAATAGTTTTTACTAACATAGGGTGGACTGTAAGAAATGATGATGGGGGTGGCGCAACTCCAAATACATTTGATACATCCGATAATGGCACTTTTACTTGTGATACTAATTTTGAATTTGTTATAAGCCAACAAACACCAGATATAAAAATAATAGACTTTTTAACAGGTCTGTTTAAATTATTTAATCTTGTTGCTTATACAAAAGAAGATGGCACTATATATGTAAACACTTTAGATAGCTTTTACGCCACTTCTACCACTTATGATATAACCAAGTACATTGATGTTAATACAAGCTCTGTAGATGTCGCGTTGCCTTATAGAGAAATTAACTTTACTTATAAAGGGTTAAAGACTTTTTTAGCTGCACAATGGGAACAAATTAATATAGCAAAATGGGGTGCAGAATCGTTTAATGGAGATGGCAATTTAGATGGAGGCACATATAGTGTTGTTGCTCCTTTTGAGCATATGCAATTTGAAAGGCTTGTAGATTTAAACGATGTAACAGGTTCAACTTTAACAACTGCTATGTATGGTTATTGTACAAATGAAAATCAAGAACCTTATATTGGTAGTCCAATTTTGTTTTATCCTATTTTAAAAACTGGAGGGGCAACAACTACAATATCTTTTTTACAAACTCCAAATACTCATATAGCATTAAGCTCTTATGTATTGCCTTCTAATAGCGTTGCTTTAGCAGCTTCTACAAGTACTGCAAATATAAACTTTGGTAATATGATAAATGAGTACACAGGTCTAAATAATTATACAGGAACACTTTATAATAATTACTATAGTAGTTATATAGAAAACTTGTTTTTGCAAGGTTCAAGATTAGTTAAATACACAGCTTACTTACCATTAAGCATTATTCTTAATTATACACTAGCAGACATATTTGTAATCAACGGACAACAATTTAGAATCAATAGTTTAAACATAAACTTAACTAATAATAAAAGTCAAATAGAACTTATAACACACAATTCAGAAACAACTACTATTGATGAAGTACTAGCCGAAAATAATGATTATTTAATAACTGAAAATAGGTTTAATATAATAACAGAATAGATATGACAATATTAAAATTATTAAACATTGATAAGTTTTACGGAGTAAGTAAAAACATAGAAATAGCCAAAGGCAAAAACAAATTACCAGAAACAATAAAAGAAGGATTCAAACAAGTTAAAAGACACATAAAATGGCAGAAACGTATATCTTAAATTTTGAAGCTAACACATCTAAAGCAGTTAAGAGCGTAGATAAGTTAGATGATTCAATAAAAGACACTTCTAAAAACACAAAAGAACTAGAGGGTGACATGAGTGGTTTAGACCAAGCGTCTGGAGGAATGATAACTAAATTTCAAGGTTTAAAGAAAGGTTTAAAAAGTGTTATATTAGGTTTTAAGTCTATGAAAGTGGCTATTATAGCTACAGGTATTGGTGCTTTACTAATAGCAGTTACAGCTTTAGGAGCTGCGTTTACAAGTTCAGAAGAAGGGCAAAACAAGTTTAATGCAATAATGGCTGTTATTGGCTCGGTTACTGGTAATTTAGTAGATATACTTGCAAGTCTTGGTAATGCAATTATAGATGTTTTTACAAATCCATTAGAATCTATAAAAAAATTCAAAGACTTTATAATTCAAAACATAACTAATAGATTTAATGCTATAATTGATACACTTGGATTTTTAGGTAGTGCATTTAAAAAAGTGTTTAGTGGAGATTTTTCTGGTGCAATGGATGATGCAAAAAAAGCTGGTAGTTCTTTTGTTGATTCTTTAACTGGTGTTGAAGATAGTTTAAATAAAATTGGTGCTGCTTCCAAAAAAGCTTTGGATGAATTTCGTGCTGATGCTAAAAAGGCAATGGACATATCTGCACAAAGAGCAAAAGCTGATTTACTTGAAAGAGATTTAATTGTAAAAAGAGCAGAAGCAGATAGAAAAAGAGCCGAGTTATTAGAAAAAGCAGTAGACAAACAAAACTTCTCAACAAAGCAAAGAATAGAATTTTTAGAAGAAGCTGCTAGATTAGAAGAAGAAATAACTAACAAAGAAATACAAGCAGCAAGAATAAGGCTTAAAGCCAAACAAGAAGAAAATAAATTATCTGGGTCTAAAAAAGAAGATTTAAACGAAGAAGCAACATTAAAAGCAGAGCTTATAAGATTAGAAACTGCAAAGCTTACTAAACAAAAAGAAGTAACAAGTCAAACTATTGCTTTAAGAGCTGAAGAATTAGCTACAATAAAACAAAACAATCTAGATATTGAAACTGCAGAAAAAGAGCATCAGGACAACTTAAAAAAAATAAAAGATTTTACAGTTGTAGATGAGTTTAAAAGAAGGCAAGCCGCACATCAAGCCATTGATGATGAGTATAAAGCTTTACAGCTACTTGCACAAGAGAATTATGAAGCTAACTTGATACTTGCAAAAGATAATGATGAAAAAATATTAGCTGCACAAACAGAGAAAGATAATGCTCTATTTGATTTAGAATTTGCATTTTATGAAAAAAAAGAAATTTTGCAAAAAGGGTTTGATAAGGTAGATTTAGCTGCAGAAAAATTAAAAGCTGATAAA